TGATTTTCAACTGTTTGCTGTGCGTTGTCTGCGGTTGTTTGAGCATTGTTAGCGGCATTTTGGGCATCGTCCGCAGTTGATTGAGCTGTACCCGCAGCCTGTTGCGCTTGCTGTGCTGCATCTGCGTTAGCATTGATTTCTTGCCCGATCTGATTCATATCCTCAGGTTTTACTTCATCATTTAAAGTCCAATCTGTTTTTGCCAATTACACCACCTCCTTGACTTCTATCGATTGCAAAAACATCGTATCTGCACTGATAGGTACATCTACATTGTTGGTGGATATTACATTGCCACTACTATCCTTTACTTCTACCAAAGTTAAATGAGAGATCTCCGATGCAGGTATGATGTAATTTAGTGAAAGTTGATTATCTGTAACTTCTTTTTGCTCAAAGTTCGTCACTTCATATGATCCGTTTAATACGACTTTAGCAACCCTGCCTTTGACATACTCCGCAACGTCATGGATAAACTGTTGTGTGATCATTTAACAACCTCCTCTGTACCAAGCGATGCAAAGGGTTTTTCTCCAAGCTTCCACGAGCCATCGAGCTTATAATTCCATGTAATATCTTGCTTGGTGATGCGTTCTTCAAGACCGATGACATCCTTCACACTTGTACGATGCTGATAGACCATGTTCGCAGGCTTGACCGTTTCAACGGTATGCACTACTTCCGCAAATACGTTGGCATCATCAATGTTGGCGGTGATAAAGAGCGCTCTATTTTCATAGTCAACGGATACCACGGTCATGCCAGCACCCACAAGGCGATCTAGCTGTCGTTGTAGCCATCTTCGTGTAAACGGTGGATGCATCTGATAGCGGTTGAGGATGCGCTGTTTCCTAAACTCCAAGCTGTCAGTCGTTGGATCCGCACGTATCCCAAGCATATCCTCTCGTCGCTTGATTGCCCCAGCATCGGATGTACGCACAAAGTCATTTTCGAGCGACTGACCGATTTCATACTGCAAAGTTGTGAGTTCCGTAGATTCCGTTGATGTGATAGCCTTATATTCTAAAATGTCTTGTAAGTATTCGGGCAAGTACCGCAATAAAATATTGCCTGCGCCTTCGATCGCAAAAAAATGAGGACCGAATATATCGTCGAGTAATTCAGTTGCCGGTCCGTTAACCCTGTATGATTCTTTGAGCTCTTTTTGTGAGTCTACTTTTCGGTACGCTGGCCAAGATGGTACAAGCATGCGATCACTCCTTTACACGAAAAAAAGAGCCCGTAGGCTCCATGATGTTATTAAACTAAATATTGGTCGTTAGTTGAGTATTGCAAAACAAAAAAGACACCTAAATAGGTGCCCTTAACCCCACGCATTACCGAAAACCAAACCCCTAAAGTCGAACTCCCTTGCGATATCCATGATTTCTTTTCTTGCCTGTGCATTGTCATTGATGGTGAAGTGTATTTTGTATTCGAGTTCATTAACATGTTCAACCGATACATTTTCCACGTCACTTTTTAAATTTATATATCTAGCGAACTCATACGCTTCTTTTAACTCGCTAGTCCACGCTATTTCTTCCACTAACAAAACAATCACCAACCCTCATCTATGATTTGTGTCTATTTTATCACAGATATAGTCTGTGACGTTAATTATACGAGGGGGATATCCAACCTAATCTCGGGATGTTTACATCCTCTTCAACTACGTATGTTCCGTCTCCGAATCCAGTTACCGTCTTTATAATTTTATCTCCCGCAGGAAGTTGTACGTGTTCTATATCTTTGCTATCTAAATAAGCTTTAGTGTCTGTTGCACTACTGATGTACTCAATAAGAGCAAGTCGAGGATTTATAGGATCATACACGACATCAACTGCGGCATTCCTGTCGCCGTGATGTGGATGCGCAAAGACAGTTGCTTGAGGCACGGTACCTAATTGAGCATACACCTCTTCGTACAAAGCGGGAACGACTAAATCGCCTCCGAATAAAATAGAAAAGTCCTCATACACAAACCTGCACATCATACTTGATCTATTGGGATTTGTCGTGTATCCTCCGGGATTTTCCTCGCTTTTTGGACGCCAAATCTGTATAGTTACATTTTTGTCGTCGTATTCATTTCCGTGTTCTTCAAACAGGTAGGGAGTTTTTTTATAATCAATCACTCTTAATAGCTCTTCTTTGGCAAGTGGGTCAGCCTTGACGTATGACGCACCTTGATCGTCGCTATATACCCCGTTTGTTTGCACGACTTCTACGTCGAAATTTCTGATAAGTGCGGGAACTCCGCCTACGTGATTGTGGTGGTAATGCGTCACAAAAACACGTTTGATCTTCGTTACGTTTATTTTTTTTAGAAAAGGAACCATATTATACATCCCTATTCGAGGCGTTCCTGCATCCACCACATACACATCTTTCTCAACAGTCACTACGTATGCCCCGTATCCAACCATATAAATTTTAATCATATCCTCGCCCCCTATCCCAGATAATACACAACAATCTGCGCATTCATATTTACATCGCCTTGCGTAGGCATCCTAAATGTAAAACCCCCGGGTGCAGGAATAGGTTGTTTTGTTTTTATGAAATACTCATCCTCCTCCTTGTCGTATAAACCTAATTCGAAAATCCCGAAACTGCCACCTACAGCAACTAAGTGCGCTGGGGATAGTGGCCCGAAACCGTTACTATCCCTAATTGCCGGCACTCTGATGTAAGGATTTGCACCCTCTATCCCCTCAAGCCTAAAATTAAAAGATCGGGCGTAATGATCTGAGGATATGGATATATCCTGTATGATGCAAGGTCTATCCTCACGCAAATCATCAGATTCCTGCACACCCTCCTCAACACGAAACTGGTACACTCTCACGTCATTGATTATAGGATTTTTGTTTATTTCTACGATGTGTAAAGGCTCTTCAACATTACTCCCCGTTAGTTTAGTATCCAACGGCTCGTTCAACCTTGTTTCAATCGCTTCAAGCTTTGTCTTAACCGCTTCTAACTCTGCCAATGCACTAGCATCCTGTACCGTCAGCATGCCTTGTAATTGCGACTTCATTGCTTCCAGCTCTGCTTTCGAACTCAAATCTTCTACGGTAAGGGTCTTCTCTAACTTAGAAACAACTTCGCCTAATTCCTTTCTTACAGAATCGTCTGTAACTCTGTTAGGCCCCTGGTATAAACCCCTTATAGCATTAATTATATCCTGATTCGAATATTCAGCCATATTAACCCTCCTCTAATGTTACTGTACCGATTTTCGGAATCACTTCGGCATCTAGCGTGATATTTGATGTACTACCGTTGAGCTTCGTATCCTCGATGTCAACGACACCGCTCACTGACAAAATACGTGCGTCTATCATCGCTATTCTGATAATAATTTCTTCTTGATTTGCCCAATCTTTTCTAAGCGACAAAAAATAATCTGAGATAGCATTTTCGATTTCACTTTGTACCTGTCCAATTGTTACATCAGGTTCTAGATGCAACGATGTTTCTATGTCAATCGTTTGATCTGTCACACCAGCAATAGTCACCTTGTGGTCAATTGGTGCCCATCCTAGACCTTTTCCTTGATTAACAGTTGGGTCGATGATGGTTTGCACTTCGTCTACCAAAGCGGATGATGGAGCATTCCAGTCTGCTGCAATGATCGTACATTTAACTGTTCCGCCACCATCCCAAACAGGAAACACCTTTGAATCCCCCACACCGTCAATAGAGTTGATCTTTTGCTTGTAATCAGCAACGTTGCCACCAAACGATGGTTCGTTGACTATTTCGTAATACCGCCTTCGCAAATCTTCATCTGATTCCTCATTTTGTCCTGGGATTAACACTTCACCAAGCTCCGCGCGTGCTAAACCGTTGATGTTTTGTATCGGTAGCATATTACCAAACACACTGTTGCCGATTGTTCCGGCTTGTTCGCATTCCATGCGATATATCCCTGTTGATATTTTTTCGATTGCAACAAAGTTGACGGACTCAACACTAAACCTACTACCGATCGGGATGTCCATAGGTTCATTATTACGGCTGTAAAACTGGCCTTGTCTAATTGCCTTGGTTGCAGGTTCTCGGTTTACTCCAAATTCGGCTGTACGTCTGCTTAGATATTCGCCTGTAGCCGTATCAGCAAAGCCTAGGTTTAGGTTGATGCCAAGTTCAATGTACATTTGGGTAAGTTCAGCAGCGGCAGGAGCTAAGGCATTCCACATGATCGAGCCTTCACGTTTATCAACAGAATTGGGTACACGTTCGAGCATGCGCTCCATAATTGCATCAAACGTCTGATCTTCGTACATTCACGCTCACCTCCTGCTCGAAGCGTCCAACACTACTCAAAACATTAAACTGCGCTAAAAGATTGTCGCCACTTTGTTCTAGTTGTAAACCTTCTATGCCGATGATCCGATCATCTTGAGTTAAGGCTTCGGTTATCATGCGTTCAACTTCTGACTCTACATAGCCTGGACTTCTGCCGATAAGCGTTTTGAGTTCATGGCCATAATTAAAGCTATAAATGACATACTCAAATCGTTCCGTTTGCAGAATACAAAAAACGGCCTGTCTAACCGCATCCAGCCCGTCTGTCATTCCTGCTATTCTTTTTTTGTTAAAGTCGATCTTCCATGTTAAAGATGGTTGCTCTCGTTCCTGTACAGGCTCGTTCCTTATCGTACTGCCTTGCGGTATCATGCACTCACCACACGATCTAAAATTAAATATTTCTGTCCACCTTGCATGCGAAGTAAAATAACTTTGTCGCCTGTTTCAAGTCCTCTACGAATGACGATGGGTTCGTTCAAGGCATTGCCTGTCGTGCCATCGCTGTAGCTGTGGCTATGTTGCAGGTTAACTTCTAATCTAGTTAAACTTTCCGGCACAATTAAAAAATCCTCCGTGAGGGGAAATCGCTGATCGACGATTACCTCAAGAGGATCCACCTCGCTTACAACACCAAATTGTATTATGACTGGGTTCGATGCGCCATATGCATCTAATCCGGCTTGTTTGATAAGATTCAACATACTCATTTATCACACCACTTTCAATGTGACTTGCATTTGATGATCGGATCCATTCCATCGATGCGATACTTCATCTACAACAAATGGCTGGTTAATGTTATATTCGTCAATAACAACCGGGACATAACAGCCTGCTCTAACCCTTATATCCCCGATACAATCAAGCTTTAACGTCTTGGTTTCTCGATTTTTAAGTTGAATGAGAGTATCGACCATTTGCTCTATTTGAGCAGCGTTCATGTTTTCGTCTGCTTGCTGATAAAGCTGTAATGTTCCCCAGCGAGCAATACTGCCGCTGTCCTGTGCAACATAAATCTCTCTACGACCTGTTTCTTCGTTATCTTGGTAGACTTTGATTTTATTATACGTATCGCTATCGATTGATCGCCTATAACTATAATTATGAAGCAAGCTATCATCGCCGATATAAAAATCTACGAGCATATCCTCGATATTACGTAAGGTTAACGAACCGAAATCATCATATAAGACATAGTTTAAATCAGCATTAATTAAAGTAAGAGCTAATGCCTTGTCTATAATGTCTATAAGACTCTGTCCGTCCTCGACCATTGCAGGTATGCGGTAAAGAGAGTCTTGTAATATGCCAGTGCGTAAATTAAAATCATTTGCGATCTGTCTAACAATTTCAGTCACAGTGGCATTGGAAAATACATACGTATCTTTATTTGTTAAATAGCGTATTTGGTCGTAGCATTTAATCTTAACACTTTCGTTCTTACCACCATCAACGCTAAAGATGTAACCGTAAAACACGTCTTGGCCTTTATAACGAAACCTCACGATGTCACCGTTGTTATAGGAAAAAGACCGCTCCTGCCACAAAGAATTTTTGATAAGTGAAAAATCAAACCTCCCGGGCTTGCCATTGCGTGATGTCTTCCATGTTGGGCTAGATACAATTTCGGACACATCCCATACCGTCCCCTGTTTGTTATCAAGCAGTATCTCCATCGGGAAGCCTCAACTCCATTCCGATCGGCAAGTTAGTGATCTGAGCATCAGTAATGTTGTTGAGTCGCTTTATCTCAGACCACTTTGTTCCATCTCCGAGTTGAGATTTTGCCACACTCCATAGAGAGTCACCCGCTTTTAGTGTATAGAGTTTTGGAGGTTGTCTGTCATTCGGTCGCTGCGGCTGTGATTTTTCTAAAACCGCACTAGCTATTTGTACGGGTGATCGCTTGACCTCAACTTTTTGCGCGGAATAAAACTCATACTTTTTAAGGGCTAGGGAATATTCAATATCACCCATTCCCCCTGCCACCTCACGCCAATCAAATTGTTCAATGCTTGCAGCAACATTAATTCTGAATGAAGATCCAACAAATATAAAACGTATCGGACGTTTGCTGTCCATCCACTCTTGGATAAACTCAACATACCGGTAAGGATCAAGAAGTCGATTCGTTGCCATGAAGTTGTACCCCTTATCTAATGCAG